GTCAAAATTCATCGTGTACCCTAACACGTATAACTGCTGCGCTAAGCTAGTGACTCCCTACCCACGGCCATTTTTCAGGCTAAGGATTTCTCCACGTTGGGGGAAGGCTTAGGAGTTTTGCTTCTCTTTGCGCAATTTGCCTTTTCCCTTTGAGAGGCGAAGAGTGGGTATTTTCTCCTCGCTCTGACTCGCAGGTAATGAATGGAGTCCGGTTGGAAGGACAGGCCAACCGAACATGACGTCGTCACGCGCCGCAAGCCATTGCGGCGTTGTATGATCTGTGACGATCGTTTGGGTAACGTCGGTTTGATCCGGCACTACCTGATAACCACCAATGAAATACCCCAATGCTTGATAGGGGAGGGCACAGGAATAAGGCACTGTGACCCTGATCATAAAATCATTGGTGGTGGTGTAGACCCCCTGACCGATGTCAGACGGGCCCGTGCGCAATTGCCAATACTCACTAGCTTTGGTAGAACGCCGCCACCTAAACCCTCCTGAGGAAAACAGGAAAGCGCTACGCATCTGGCCAAACGGTGTTTGCCGAAATTGCCAGTATTGCTGATAGTTCTGGGTTATGGTAGTGGGCTGCTGAGTGAATAGCAACGACATGTTGGATTGATACCATCCTGGATTTGGGGACAGCGATGTGCTCGCTACCAGAGGTATGAGACCGTATCTCTTGGCTAGGTCAGCCATAGAGTCGATCTGCTCAGTCGTAGCATAGGCGTTGTCGAAATCTGATGCGCAATTCTCGACGATGGGAGGGAAAGCTGGCTTAAACATTTCGTGTATCATGGCCTGCTTCTCTATCTTGGGCTCCGGGTTCTCCAGCGATGGGGCCGCTGAGGACCACTCGGTATCATACATAATGCGACGTGGCATCGCAAACTGTATGTCTTCCGCTCCTGCTACCCACATCAGCATATAGATCACTGCGTTACCAGCCGTTGAAGTACTGGCAATCGCAGAGTCTAACGTTACTGAAATGGATGGGGCTGAGCGAGGAGCAACCCAGGAATAGGGATGCAGCCACGGAAGCGTAAAGCAATCCGTAGTATCTCCCTTGACATTGACCACACGTGAGAGCGTGGAGTCATACTCTGTATCTTCAGGGGTGGCCGCGAAGATAGCTTCATTGTGATACTGCACGACAAACCGCGCGGAAACAAAAGATGATGTGAAAAACTGCAACATTATCTTTATGCCTCCGCGATAGTAAATCGCGTTCAGAGCTGCATAGTCAAGGGGGGTCTTCATCGTAGAATTGTCGGGGTGTATCTGGATCAACTGTCGAAGATCCGTAGAATCACCAGAAGTCGTAAAGACCCAATTGGGAATTGCGAGTGATGCGGCCAGTAAACCAGGAATCTGTGCATACTGGGAGAGCGTGAGATTGGAGGACATAGGAATCCGCCGAATCCCAGGATCTTGATACCGGCCGCGATGCATCACGAGCGGAGTCGATATGTCAGCAATATCAGTAGCGTAGGTGTCTACGTTGTGATCTTGGACAAATCGGGACTGGGAATCTGTGCAATCAGGCTTATCGACGAGGAACGATAGAGCTGAGAAGAGAGTGCTGACTCCAGGAATGTGGCGAACTGCGTCGCCTATGGTGATATGTTCGAGCGAATTGACCGTCTCGAGTACAGTATCCTCATCTCCATTCTTGGAGGCGGCGGGGTGACGGGAACCACTTGGTCGTGGGATCATCACCTTACTCTGCTTCTCAATTCGAGGGGCTTGCCCGTCGTGAGCGAGAAAGGGAGCATCTGTCAGCTGGAAGGCAGCAACGGTGGGAGCACTCTGTATGACTGAGGTGGGATAAGATAACTGAATATTCTTAAACCGGCCCCAGACCTGCAGAGTTATGGAGCTTCCCATACCGGTGTTAGCCTGCGTAAGCTGGGAAAGGACGTCAACATAGAGGGTTACAGGGTGCTGTCCTCCCGCTATGTTGATTGGGACTAACCATTCAAAGGGAAAGGTGTAGTCCCAGGATTTGACAACGGCCTGCGCCGATGACGCACTAATTATCGAGGGCGACTGCACGGTTCTTTCGTCAAGACGAAAACCGGTTCCAGCCGGGATAAGAGTGGCCATCAACGCGCCATAATAAAACTGATTCGTATTCAGTCTGAGAGTAATTTCTACGTCTGCACGTATAAAATTAAACATCTCAATTATGGACTCGTTGTCAGCAACGCCTTGCAATTCCTTGAGGACATCAAGGAAGAACAGGTTGGCACCAGCGCTGGTTGCGATGGTCCAAACAGTGTCTGTAAGAAGACGCTGTCGTTCGAG